GCTGATAAAAATACGGCTTTGGGAATGAGTGCTGGCGGAGCAACCACTACTGGTGGTGAGAACACTTATGTGGGTTTTCAAGCTGGTAATCTTAATGTAGATGGTGCACAAAATACTATTATAGGTAATAATTCAAATGCTACTGCTACAAATTCTGGACAAGCTCAAGGGCTTGGTGCAGATTTAGCTTGTGCGGCTGAGTTTACAACTCTTGGTCGTGGTACAAATGATATAAGAGCCGCAAATGGTAATGTAACTTGGGCTACTGTATCTGATAAAAGATTTAAAAAGAACATTGAAACCTCAGATGCTGGACTAGCAGTTATCAATGATCTTAGACCAGTAACTTATAACTGGAAAACTAAAGGTGAAGTTCCTGAATGGTCAAGAGCCTATGAACAAGGTTCTGATGAGCAATATCGAAATTCTAAACTTAATCACGGATTTATAGCACAAGAAATAAAAGCTGTAATTGATTCACACTCTGAATTAAAAGATGGTTTTAGTATGTGGTATGAAAGAGAAGATGGGCAACAAGAAGTCGGTGAAACAGCTATTGTGCCTATATTAGTAAAAGCCGTACAAGAGTTGTCGGCTACCGTTACAACTCTACAACAAGAAATAAACACTCTAAAAGGAGAATAATATGACACACGCAAGTGATGCTACTAAAGCATGGGTAAAAGCAATCCCTAAAAAAAATGCTGATGGGCATGTAATGGAATGGTCTGTTGAATATAAATATACTAAGACTACTCATCCACATACCTTTAGTGGTAATGTTAAAATAGACACACCATCTAAAGCCCCTAGTGGTTACACTAAGGCTGAGATACTAGCTCTATTTGACGTAGCCCATTGGGACGATATGTACAATAAAAAGTACACCGTATGGACTGCTGATGCAGTAGTAGAAACTACTGATGGTTCTTTTGATGTTTCGACATTAAACGACAGCTAAAAGGAATAAACTATGGCTCTAGGTTTTGCATCATTTGGTGATTTAAGTTTTGGAGCCGCTGGAGATACCGAAAATTATGTTTTGGTTACCGGCAATGCGTTAACAGCTAGTGCTGGTAATACAACTATTAAAGGTTTTGTTGATGTAGGTGTAACAGGTAGTGCGGTTACTTCAGCAAGTGGCAGCGCCACAATTGTTGCGGGTGCTGTATTTACGGTAACAGGTAGTTCAGTTACAGTTTCTGCAGGCAATACCACCGAAGTTGGTAAAGCTGTAATAGTTTTAACTGGCAGTGGTTTAACCGCATCGGTTGGTCAAGTTATTGGCCGTGGTGGTTCGATCAATAGCGGTGGCACTAATACTGTAACCGCAGGTTCTGGTAGTGTAACTATTGTAGCAAAAGCAAAATTTCAAGTAACTGGTTCTCAAACGACTATAACTACTACTAGCGCTGGAGTTATTACGTGGAACGATATAATACCGGGCGCAACTAACACATGGACAGAAATAGCAGCATAGGATATAATTAATTATGGCATCATCATTCTCAACATCATTAAAACTAGAAAAAATGACTACTGGCGAAAAGGCTGGTCTTTGGGGTACAGTTACTAATACTAATTTAGATTTAGTCGAACAAGCCGTTGGTGGTTTTGTCGCTTTAAGTTTAGCTTCTGGCAATCAAACGGTTGCTATTAGTAATGGCGCAGCTTCAGATGGTCGTAATAAAGTTATTAAATTAACAGGTAGCTTAACCGCTAATAGAAGTTTAATCTTTCCAGATTCAACAGAAAAAACTTACATAGTTATAGATGCTACTACTCGAACTTCTAACCATTATACTATAACCATTAAGACAGCATCGGGCAGCGGGCTTACTATGCCGGTTGGTGCTAATATGTTTGTTATAGTTGATGGAACTAATGTAGTTAATGGTTTCGTAGAAAAAGGTTATCAGACTACAACCACAGCTTACACCGCTGTTAATGGTGATCAAATATTTGTTGACACTGCTTCTACTGCAGTGACTATAACACTACCAGCAAGTCCTGCCGTTGGTAATGAAGTACATTTTATAGATTCAAAATTAAGTTTTAATTCTAATAATTTAATTATTAATCGTAACAGTCAACCTATTAATGGCGCTACTTCAAACTTAACGGTAAGTGAAAACGGTGAATCTTTTACATTGGTTTATGCAAATTCCACTAAAGGTTGGATTTTTAAAACTAAGAAAGATTAAGGCGTTATAAATGGCTCTCCTTGACTTTAAAATTTTACCAGGAATAGATAAACAGAACACTACTAAAGGTGCAGAAAACCGTTGGGTAGATAGTAATAATATTAGGTTTCGTTATGGTCTACCAGAAAAAGTGGGTGGGTGGTCTTCGTTACTTAGTGATAGTATTGTTGGTGTAGTTCGTTCACAACATCCTTTTTTAGATATTACTGGCAATAGATATATTGCCCTTGGTACTGATAAATTTTTACTATTATATTTTGAAGGTCAATTATTTGATATTACACCTTTTGATACTGACCTACAACAAACCAGTGCAACCATAGCCACTATAAATACTAAAACAGCTATAACAATTACTACCTCATCAGCACATGGTTTAGCCGCAGAAGATATTATTGAACTTGATGCAGTAACAATGCCAAGTGGTACTGGCCTTAATGCTAATCTTTTTGAGAACAAAGTGTTTATGGTCAATACTGTACCTAGCGCAACTACTTTTACCATTACTTCATCGGCTGCAGCACAAGCAACTATTTCAACTGGTGGTTCAGCTACGGTAAATATATATGCAAAAGTTGGACCCCAAAAACAAACTTATGGTTATGGTTGGGGTGTTGGATCTTGGGGTGGAGACTTATCTACCGCTTTAACAAATACGTTATCTTCAGGTATTAATAATAGTGTAACTACTATTCCAGTCACATCTAACTCTGGCTTTCCTACTGCAGGTACTTTAGCCATTGCTAACGAATTAATTATTTATACTGGCAAAGGTACCAATACTATGACCAGTGCAACTAGAGGCGCTTTAGGTACCACTGCTGCAGCCCACAGTTCTGGTGCTACTGTTATCAATGCTACTGATTTTAGTGGTTGGGGCACAGCACTACCAGCTAACCAAACAACTTTAGAACCAGGTTTATGGTCCTTAGATAATTTTGGTGAAGTGCTTATAGCAACAATTGCTAATGGTGCTACCTTTACCTGGAACCCTTCAGCCGCGAGCCCTTTAACTATTAGAGCGGCCACTGCTACTACTGGTTTTGCAACTAGCAACAATCCCACAGCATCGAGGATCACGCTTATTTCACCTACCACTAGGTTTTTAATACACTTAGGTACAGAAACAACTATAGGTACTACCAGTAGTCAAGATGACATGTTTATTAGATTTTCGGCACAAGAAGAAATAAATAGCTATACTCCAACTTCAACTAACACTGCCGGTACTTTAAGAATTCAAGATGGTACTAAAATTATTGGAGCTTTAAAAGCTAAAGAATCTATTTTAATTTGGACCGATAATGCACTCTATTCAATGAAATTTATTGGAGCGCCTTTTATATTTGGTATAGAACAAGTTGGTACCAACTGTGGTTTAATTGGTAAAAATGCAGCAGTAGAAGTAGATGGGGTAGCTTATTGGATGAGTTCTAAAGGTTTCTTAATGTATGATGGTACGGTTAAAACTTTACCTTGTTCAGTAGAAGATGAGGTATTTGATAATATAGACACGACTAAAGGTCAACAAATGACTGCCGGTTTAAACAATTTGTTTTCGGAAATAACTTGGTGGTATCCAACAGACAATGATTTTAATAACAAAGCCGTAACCTATAATTATGCAGAGTCGGCTCAAGTTCCAGGTGGTATTTGGTCCTTATCTAATGAGCCACGTAGTTCATGGATGGATGCTAACATTTATCAAAAACCTTATGCAACTAAATTTGACACAACCTTAACTGGTACTTTTCCAGCAGTCTTAGGTGAGACAGGATTAGGTCAAACTAAATATTTTGAACATGAAATAGGTACCGATCAAACTAATGAAGACGGTTCAGTTACTCCGGTTACTTCTTTTATAACTTCATATGACTATGATTTAAATGTTCAAAACAGTGAAGGTGGCTTGTTTGTATCAGTTAGTAGATTTATACCTGACTTTAAAACATTAGTTGGTAACGCTGATGTTACTTTGGCTATTAAAGATTTTCCATCTAATACAGATACAACTTCGACATATAGTCCGTTTACTATAACTGCTGCAACAGAAAAGGTAGACACTAGAGCAAGAGGTAGATATGTTAACTTTAAAATTGAGAATACTGGTGTAGAACAAAGTTGGAGATTTGGAACTTTTCTCTTAGACGTAAAACCAGATGGAGCTAGATAATGAGTAAAATAATTGTTAGAGTACCAGAACCAAAAATTGAATACGATGTTAGTACACAAAGACAAATTAACAAAACTATTACTGGAATTGTAGATCAATTAAATTCTACGTTTCAGCAATCTTTAAAAGAAGAACAAGAACAAATAAACTGGTTTATAAATTAAATGGCCAATAGATATAAAGTTGCAAAAGCAGATTTAGTTAATACTAATGTAACTACTTTGTATACAGCTCCTGCTGCAACAGTAACAATAATAAAATCTATACTAGTATCAAATGATTCTTCTAGTGATGACACTATTACGGTAACAGTTACTAAAGCTAGTGCTGTAACAAGTTTATTTAAATTATATGCAGTAGATGCTTTGGGTACAGAAGAACTATTAAAACAACCATTGATTGTAGATGAGAGTGAGATTATAAAAGTAACGGCAGCAACAGCAAATAGATTACATGTTGTTATGTCATTTTTGGAAATAAGCAGAGACTAAGGAGGTCATATGCCAACATTTAAAGAACCAGGATCAATAGGCTATTTATACGAGGGTGACGTTAAAGTTGCTCAAGTTAAAGTTGATTCTGAAGTATTATTAAAGAACACTGTAACGGGCCAAGAATATGAGTCAGATGACCACGGTCAAACTGATGTAGACAACCCAGAAACAGAGACTAAACAAGAACACCTGTCACGCAGCGTCTATATTAAAGTTGCAAAAATGCCAGCAATTGGAGCAGAATCGGACTTGTAATTTATGGTAAAACGTAGTAAATTCAATAATCGTCTTCACCCAAGCCTAGGCACCTTGCTTAATATTATATTGTATAAGGTTATCCATGGGATTTTTTAGTAAAATTAAAAAGAAAATTAGGAAGGCAATACCTAAAGAGGCAGCACCCTTCTTACCGGCGCTGGCTTCTATTTTTGGTGGACCGATGATAGCAAGTATGTTTGGTGTTGGTGGTACAGGTATGTTGGGACAAGGTATAGGCGCGTTTCTTGCTGATGCTGGAACTCAAGAATTAACTAGTGACAGAACTCGATTAGAATCATCCTTAATGTCAGGTATTTTTGGAGCAGCTAGAAATGCTCCTATTGCTAAATCTTTAACGGGAGCCGATGGTAAATTATTAAAAGACGAGGCATATAAAACTGCTTTTGGAGATTTAGGTACTAAAGAAAAAATAATAGAAGGAGCTAGATCATTTGCTAGTGCTCCTCTTGACGAGCCTATTTCTATGGCAAGTGCTTCTACTATTGGTGTGCAAGCAGCACCAAAACTTGGTTATAACGAAGTAGAAAGATTTAGCCGAGACCTAGCGGCCCGTGCTGCAGAAAACGCTAGACAACAAGGTCTAAGCTATGAAGAGTCTTTAGCCTATGCACGTAGCTATTACTATGGTTCTAACCCAGAAGCCAGCGAAGCAGACTTTAATCAATTTATGTCCTACTATAATAGTGATTTAGAAAACCCTAGTTTAGCTAACGGTGGCCGTATTGGTTTTGCTGATGGTTC